AAATCAGATGTGATAAATTCAAGTCTGATACAGAGTCCGGTATTGGGAACAATTTCTGTGAAAGAACTATCAGGTTCTGTAAAGACATTGATGCTAATGGCATTTAAATAAAGATATATAAAGTAAAGATAAAATAATTACAGATTTAATCGAGACTGCTAAAAAAGCTACAGGTGGTACTCGTGCGAGTAAATGGAAACAATATTATGATTTTAAAAAGAAATATCTTATCGCTGCTAATATAGTTAATCGTAATGGAAAGATTATTTATAGTAGAGATTTAGATTATGGCTTTGCAATTACGAGTCATAAGAGTTAGTATTGGCTCTTGTAAAAGTCCTTTAACTGCTGGAACATCGTGAAGATAATAATGCTACAACGTAAGATGAAAATCTAAGCGTGAATGCTTGAAAAATTATTATTATATGACAATCAGCAACCAAGACCACTCATTATGTTGAGAAACATTTTAATGGTAAGGCTCATCGACTATCCGAAAGGAGTACTGGCAGTAATGCTGGGAAATGGGGACAAACTATTCATAAAACTATTTGGAATTACAATTCATAAATAATATATTTATAATGAAATTAAAATTTATATTGTTATGATAATAAATATTTATGGTCTTGTATATCCAAGTACACAAGAAGTTATTTATGTTGGACAAACAAGAACTTCTATTGAACACAGATTAGATTCTCATTATTGGAAACTTAATGAGGCTAAAAGAGGAAAACGAACTATGACTAAATTATTTAAATTTCTTGATAGTTATTTACCTCTTAGAGTTCAAGTTAAATTATTAAGAGTTGTTGATACTGATAAACCTTTTAATGATGCTGATTTTATGGAAAAATATTATATAAATTATTATCGTAAAATCAATCCTAATTTATTGAATGAAACAAATGGGGGTATTGGTGGATATACAGCAATTAATAAATCTGATAATGAAAAATCTATTATTGGACGTAAAATTTCCAACGCTATTAAAGGACGTAAAAAACCTAAAGGTTTTGCTGAACATTTAAGTGCTATAAGAAAAGGTAAAAATAATCCTATGGCTCAAAGATTAGAAATAAAAATTGGAGCTTATAAAGAAAATAATCTTATTAAAAGTTTTGAATACGGATTTGAAATTAATGAGTTCATAGGAAGTAAAAGTGCTTATAGTAATGTTCATAAAGTTCTTACAGGCAAACTTATATATAAACCTTATGGATATAATTGGAAATATATTGAATAGTTTAAGATATAGTCAGGTTTGCGATGAAAGTCGCAATGTTTATGCAAGGTTCTACTTATGATGTTGTATTTGTGGACGTCAATGATATTGTTTATGATAAAAATGGTCGTCCTTATTCTAATCAAGATGATTTGCTTCGTAGACTATATGTAGCATGTTCTCGTGCAAGAAAAGAATTAATTTTATGTTATGGGAATTAAACGTAAAAATAAAAATATTAAATTAAGTATTGAACATTATAGTAGTCAATTATTTATTAATAAAATAAGCACTTGTTATAATTGCCCTTTAAAATTATATAGTAAAGAAAATGATACTATTGTATTTGGTACAGGAAATAGAATCACTGATACTATGATTATTTTGCCTTCTTATGATATTAAAGCTGATGTTAATTATAATAATATATTAAAAATTGTACGAGATACATATAAAGATATTACAGGTAAAGAACTTCTTGAAAATTGTTATGTAGCTCGTACTATTAAATGTATTAATAAAACAGATTTTAATTTAGAAAAAGAAGCTATTAAAAATTGTATTTGTAATTTATATTACGAACTTATTCGTATAAAACCTACTAAACTAATTATTTTTGATAAACAATTATATGATTTTGAATTATATAATTATAATAGAGGAAAATATAACGTTAAAACTGTTATTAGCCCTGCTGTTATATATTATGATAATCAAAATCTTAAAGATGTTTTTGTAAGACAATTTAAAGAGGCTATATATGATACGTAGTTATGCTTATGATGTTGAAGTTTTAAAAAACTTTTTTAGTATAAGTATAATTGAAGTTAATGATTATCTTAAAGTATTTAAAGATTGTTATGATGAAAACGATAAGAAAAAAGCTCCTATTCCATTAGTTCAAAAATATACTGTAAAAGAAATTAAAGAAAAACTTAATTCAGTAATTAAATATAGTTTTTATATTACTGATAAAGATGATTCTCAACTATTAACTATGCTTGGATTTATTAATGGACTTAGACCACATTATGAAATACAAAAAGAGAATGATATTGAAAAACAAATTCCTGTTCGTACCGATATGTTTGGTTTTAATAGTTCTAAATATGATAAATTAATGGTTGCCGCTTTTCTTATGTTTTCTAATCAAACAGATAATACTAAAGAACTTATTACTAAATTATATGAAACTTCAAAAAAGATTATTTCTTCTCAAAATGATTATGAAATATTTAAACATGATTATTTACTTGGTACTTTAAGTAAGTATAAACTTCCTTATACAGACGTTGATTTAATGACCGTATTTGCTCTTAATAAAGTTGGCAAAGGAGTTGATAAAAATGGAAAAACTGTTTATTTTCCTAAAAGTCTTAAACAAACAAGTATTAATCTTCAATGGTATGAACTACTTGAATATGAACTTCCTCCTATATCTGATAAAGATAAACATTTTTATGAAAAAGATAATACTCTTAAAGGCATAAATGTTGAAAATCTTAATAAGTTAGTTGAAAAGTGGGATAGATATATTATCGATGAATGGATTGAACCTACTATGTATTATAATATGAATGATTCTTTTATTCTATGTGAAATGATAAGACTTTATATAGATGAAATTCGTTTACGTTATAGTATATCTTCTGCTTATGGAGTTGATGTTTTAAGTAGTTCTCGAAGTAATATTGCTGATAAACTTTTTACAAAGTTTTATAGCGAGTTTAGTGGTTTAACTCCAAATCAATGGCAAGGCAATAAAACTGAACGTACTGCTATGGCTTTTAAAAGAGTTATTTTTCCTTTTATTAAATTTAAAACTAAAGAATGTCAAGAACTTCTCGAAGAAATGAAAAAAGTTGTTGTTTATTCAACAAGTAAAAAAGCTCTTAAAGAAGTGTCTAATAAATATCCTGAATTTAAATATCTTAAAACCAATAATGATACTGGCTGGTTTGAAATAACTATTAATAAACTTGTTTATAGTATTGCAACGGGTGGACTTCATAGTCAAGATATTCCAAGAGAATTGAAGAGTAAGCTAATTTATATTGATTATTACTCTACGGGGGATTGTACAAAAGAAAAAACATCTATTTGGGATAATATTACAGATGATAGTTATATATATGTACATTGGGATATTTCCAGCTTCTATCCGTCAATTATGTCTGTATATCATGTTGCTCCTGCACATTTAAACGAAGGTGTTTTTACAAAACTTGTTAGCTGGCTTAAAGATACTCGTATTGCCGCTAAACATAGTGAAGAAGATCTTATTGATGGTATTCCAAAAGATATTCTTGCGCAAGCGTTAAAGATTGTTATTAATTCTATTTATGGTAAATTAGGTTTTGAATCTGGTAGTCTTTATGATAGACTTGCTGTTCTTAAAGTTACTATAAATGGACAATTAATGATTTTAATGCTTTGTGAAGAACTTGAATTAGGCGGTATTGAAGTTATAAGTGCTAATACTGATGGTATAGTTGTTAAACTTTATAAAAAAGATAAAGATAAATTTGAGTCTATTTCTAATAATTGGAAACACCTTACTAAATTAGATGCTGACGCTGAAGAATATAAATGTTATATTAATAGAGACATTAAAGTTATTGGTGTCTTAACCTTGTGAATTGCTGGAACGCTAAGTAGAAATATATGCCAATCAGCAGCCAAGCGTCTTAATAAAGACGAAGGTTCAGAGACTATCGAAAAGCAACATATTACCAATGTTGAACTTAGTAGAGTAGATATTGTTATTAAATATCGAAGCGCAAGGCAAAATAATTATATCATAATTATGTATTTTCAATAAACATGTTGTATATTTACATGATTATTAATTAACTAAATATTATTGTTATGAAATTTACAGATGAAATACCACATGTTTGTTGTGTTTATAAAATTACAAATACTATAACTAATCTTATATTAATTGGTGCTACTACAAATCTTAATAAAAGAATAAATCATTATAGAAATGATGTTTATAGAGATAATCCTCTTAAACATTATAATAGAGAATTTCTTCAAGATATTATTTCTTATGGTATTAATTCTTTTATTGTAGATATTATTGAAAAATATGATAAAAATATTTCTAATATAGAATTAAAAAATAACGAAAGTAAATATATTATTCAATATAATTCTATAAATCCTAATATAGGATATAATTTAAGATTAGATATAAATGGTAAATATATTTGTAATAATTCTACTCGTATTCTTAAAAGTAAACAATTAAAGCAACAATGGAATAATGATGTTAGAAGTAATCATTCTAATATTATGAAAGAATATTGGAAAAATAATATTAATAGAAGAAATCAACAAAGTAAATTTTTTAGTGATATTTTAACTCAATATGTTTATAATATTTATAAAGATAATATTTTAATAAAAGAACATATTTACTATAAAGAACTTGTTGATATAGGTCTTAAATCTGTTATAGGATATTTTGCTAAGGAAGATAAAATTCTTAATAAAAATAATAAAGATATTATTAGAAAAGTTGCAAAAGTTGTTTATTGTAAAGGATATAAAGTAGAACGTATTATGATAAATGTTTTGAAGATATAGTCCGATACTCTATGAAAATAGAGATTAACAAATAAGCAATAATTATATTGTTGAAGAAATTAATGGTAAAACTACATATAAAGGTGCTTTACACCCTAAAATGTATGCGATTGATTTAAGTAAAGGTTATGATATGCCTATTGTAGCACAAGCTGTTGTTAATTATTTTCTTTATAATAAACCTGTATTAGAAACATTATATGAATGTACTAATATTCTTGATTTTTGTAAGTCTCAGAATGTTGGGCGTCAATTTCATGTTGAATTTGATGATGGAGTAACTTGTACAGAACTTCAAAGAAATGTTAGATTTTATGTGTCTAATCAAGGTGGAAGTGTAAAGAAAGTTAACAATAATACTCTTATAAAAAGTAATCTTTGTGTTGGTTATAAAGTAACTGTATTAAATTCTTTAGATGATAAACGTATTGAATATCGCAATATTAATTATAATTATTATTTTAAAGAAGCATTAAAAATTATTGATCCTATTAAATTAGGTATTAGTACTAAACAAAAAGGTGATGTTAAAGCTAAACTTAAATCTGGTAAAATGTTAATTAAAAAACATTCTGGTATGTATAATTCTTTATTTGACGATAATGAAGATTAAAGAAAAAGTTATTCAACAAGTTCTTGATGGTTTTCAACGTCTTAAAGGTCGTGCAAGTTTTTATTGTTTTACTAAGGAAATTATTACTGATATAGTATTTAATATTATATTAAAATTTCATAGTAAAAATAAAGATGATGCTATTTTTATTGTTGTAGATAAATATGAAACAAGAAAGAAATTAGTTGATTGTTTTAAAGCTAATAATATGACCATGGAAGATGGTTATAATATTAGAATTTTAAGTGCTGATTATGTTAATCCTAAATATCATTATTCTTATAAACTAATTATTACTGTTGGCATAAATGATAAATATATGTTACTTAATCATTTATATTATAATAGTAAATTTATGATTAGTATTCTTACAGAGAATATTATGGATAATGATTTTATTACTCGTACTCGTGAAATACTTCCTAATATTGATGTAGATAATATTTCTAATAAAATAAGGAATGACTATATTCATTCCCCCGTAGAGGAACACAGGATTGGAGTAGATATGTCTGATACTGATAGAAGTACTTATGATAAATATACTAATTATATAAATGATTGTGTTTCTATTTTTGGAGATTTAAAAACTATTGAAAAATGTAAATATGGAGATGAAGTTTTAAATATAAGTGCTACTGAATTTCGTAATAATATTGCTAAGCAAAATGGTTGGAGACATGATTTAGATACTAATATTGCTTTTTATAAGCAAATTGATGATATTTATAATCCTAATATTTTAGAAGAAAAAGCTCGAAATTTTTATAGTATTGCTAAGTTAAGAAGAGATTTATGTACTGATAATGTTGATAAACTAAGTGTTATTAATGATATTTGTAATGCTAATAAAGATAAGAAAATACTAATTGTGTCTAAGCGTGGAGAATTTGCTGCGCAAATCACTAAATTTTTAAATGATAATAATCAAAATCTGTCTGCTGATGGTATTGTTTATAAAATTTGTGGTGATTATCATGATTGTATTGCTGATTGTATTGCTACTGATGATGAAGGTAATCCTATTTATGTTAAGTCTGGCGTTAATAAAGGACAATTTAGAATGCTCAAATCGCAAGCCCAATCGACGCTTAATGAGAAGCGATTTAACAATGGGAATATTAGTATATTATCTATCAAACAATCGTCCAATGTAGAGCTAAAAATAGCTTGTGACATGGTTATATTTACTTCTCCGTTATGTGATAATATTGTTGAACTTAAAACTCGTTTTAGTAATGTTAAATTTGGCGATAATATTACTAAAACATATAGAGTATATTGTAATAGTACTATCGAAGAAGAAAAGCTATTAAAGGAGAAGATGAATAATACTATTATGGTAATAAATGATATAGAGAATAATTTAATGATAGATGAAATTTCGGGCGATATTATTTTGTAGTTATAGAAAAATGTGTTATTATTGTAATGTAGTTAAACAAACAAGTGCTCATTGACATTATGGCAAACGATGAAAAAGAAACTAATGTAGTTGAGAATGAATCTCCTGCTCAATTACAAAAAGTCAGTGATAAAGTACCTGTTGCTAAACGTGAAGTTATAGAAGTTAATAAAGACACTATTAATGCTATTAATTTGTTTGATGAAAAACAATTAATTGCTGCTGAGAATTTTCTTACTAAAATTTCAAGAAGTGAAAAAGGAGGAATTAAAAGTGTTAATGAAGGACTTGCAATACTAATGCGAGCACAAGATTTAAAACTTCCTTTTAGTTCTTGTCTTGAACATATTCACGTTATTAACGGTAAAACAGGTATTGATATTCATATTATTAAAGCACTATTGTCAAAGGCAGGTTGTTTTTGGAGATGTGTTAAAGACTATCAACCTCTGTATGAATATACAGATGGCATTAATGCTTATACTGACGATAAACTTCCTGATTATGCTATTCGTTGTAAAGATAAGAAAGAAGCTGATGAATTAAGCGAGAAAGATACTGATAGAGAACATATTTATTTATATCCTACTCGTTATTATCAAGATTTAAATGGTAATATTTATAAAGATTATAATTTAAATTCTAAACAATTTGGTATTGCTATTAATAAACAACAAATTGCTGCTATTTCTCAATCTGGTAAAATTCCTGTAATTCGTATTGCTAATCAACCTATTGATTACGTTACCGAATACGAAATTATTAGATATAGAGAAATATTTGGTAAAGTTGTTGAAACACGAAGTATTGGTCGTTTTTCTTATCTTGATGCTTGTACTGCTGGTTGTTTTGAAAAAGATACTTATAAAAAATATCCGAAAGTTATGGTTGGTCATAGAGCTTTTGTATATGCTGCTCGTGATATAGCTTCTGATTTTCTTATGGGTGTTATGGAAACAACTGAGTTAAAGCAAATTAATAATATTGATATTACTGATTCAGATATTATTGAAATATAAGATTTTAGTTATATTGTATCTGAATAAAATATAACAATTTTGATTGAAGATTTAGAAATTGTTATAAGAAAAGAAATTATTAATCTTCAAAACATTTTTAAATAACAAATTTATTAAACTTTTTAAAAACTTAAAGTTATGAAAACTGTAAATGGTATGAGCTTTGGATTTTCTGCTGTTAACGCTGGTCAAAGAAATGTAGCTGTTGAACCGCAACTTATTGCTGTTTCTACTGAAGGTAATTTCCGTATGACTCCTCCTATAAGTCGTGCACTTGGTTTATCTTCTGGAGATTATGTTACTTTCTTGCATAATATAGATGAAATTAATGCGGCTATTGATACTAAAGCTGAAGCCTATACTTCTTTCTGTGAAGCTAATGGTTTGGAAGTTGGTTCTCCTGAATCTGTTATTGCTATTCATAAAGAATTTGATATGTGGGCTGTTGCCAAAGGTTTTGTAGTATATGATAGCAAAGGTAATGCTAAAACGACTACTGAACGTCTTACTAAACATGATAAACTTCGTTTTGTTTCCCAACATTTTGAAGAAATGTTAGCTTCTGCTCTTGAAAATGCTCCGGAAGAAATTAAAGACGCTTTGAGTCGTGAGGGTGTTACTAAAGAAGAACAAATGGATATTCTTTCTTCTTTTGTTAAACCTCGTGAATTGCCTAAATATAAAGGTTCTAAAACTGCTAATCCTGCTGGATTGACTGGTACTGGTACTTCTCTTACATTTACTGACGCTAATGTTTGGAAACAGCTTAAAGCTGATATGGGTGATGAAGCTACTAAAATGAATCGTGTTTACACTATTAATTTGGACGAAATTCAAGATATTCCTGTAGATAATGGTCATGAAGTTATTACTGTTAAGGCTTATCTGCTTAAGGAATTTGTTGATAAAGCTCCTGCTCGTGTTGGTTCAAAAGAAGAAGATGAATCTGAAGTAGAAGAGTAATTTATTGTTTGTCATAATAGATTTTTTAATATTGCCCGATAATATATTTTTAATAAGTATGTTATCGGGCATATTAGTATAAATTA